TAAAGGTTACGGCAAGAGAAGTAAAGTTTCAAGAACTTATTACATGTCACGCGGAGGTATCCGTTTATAATTATGGCTAAGAACATATTTAATTCAATTCAATTAAAGAAACCTAATAAGAATTTCTTTGATTTGACTCATGATGTTAAGTTATCTACTAACATGGGTCAACTTACTCCAATTATGACTTTGGAGTGTGTGCCTGGCGATAAATTTGATATTGGTTGTGAATCAATTATTAGATTTGCTCCTATGGTTGCTCCAGTTATGCATCGTATGGATGTTACTATGCATTATTTCTTTGTACCTAATCGTATTTTATGGCCTAATTGGGAAAAGTTTATTACTAATAGTGCAAATGCTGGTGGTACTGGCGAAGAAATTGTAGCTCCATATATTAATTATACATCTGCATGGGTAGATGGTACTGTTCCTGAATTGGAGGCGTCTGCTAAGTTTTTAGATTACTTAGGTGTACCTCCTCAATTTGCAGGCGGACAGTTGACTCGTATTTCTGCATTACCTTTAGCTGCTTATCAATGTATTTATAATGAATATTATAGAGATCAAAATCTTATTGATCCTGTAGATTATAAATTAACTGATGGTAATAATCAACCTGCTGTTGGTGGTGTTGAACGTTTAGTTGAGCTTACTACTCTTCGTAATAGAGCATGGGAACATGATTATTTTACATCTTCTTTACCTTTTGCTCAAAAAGGTGCTGCTGTAGATATTCCTTTGGGTCAAATCGCTGAGAATGCTCCTATTTATTATGACCAAAGTACTCCAGTTGGTACTACATTAACTGGTACTCCTACAAATGCTTTTGTACCTGGTTCTAATTCTCCTACTACTTCTACTGATCTATTTGCTGCTACTGGTGGTCTTGAAGTTGAACCTACTACTATTAATGATTTACGTCGTGCTTATAGACTTCAAGAATGGTTAGAAAAAAATGCTCGTGGTGGTACTCGTTATATTGAAAGTATTTTATCTCACTTTGGAGTAAAATCTTCTGATGCTCGTTTACAACGTCCCGAGTATATTACTGGTGTTAAGACTCCTGTAGTTATTTCTGAAGTTTTAAATACTTCAGGTACTCAAGACCAATTACCTCAGGGTAATATGGCAGGTCATGGTATAGCTGTATCTTCTGGTCGTTCTGGTTCTTATTATTGTGAAGAACATGGTTACATTATTGGTATTATGTCGGTTATGCCTAAGACTGCTTATCAGCAAGGTATTCCTCGTACTTTCTTAAAGTTTGATCCTTTAGATTATTATTGGCCATCATTTGCGAATATTGGTGAACAAGAAGTTCAAAATTCTGAATTATTTGCTTATGTACCTGGTTCTGATAATACATTTGGTTATGTTCCTCGTTATGCAGAATATAAATTTTTGCCTTCTCGTGTTGCTGGTGATTTCAGAACATCTTTAGATTACTGGCATTTAGGTCGTATATTTGATTCTTTACCAACTTTAAGTAAAGATTTTATTGAGTGTGATCCAGTAGAAACAGAACGTATTTTTGCAGTCACCGACCCAGATGCTCAAAAATTATATTGTCATGTACTAAATAAAGTTAAGGCTGTGCGTCCAATGCCTAAGTATGGTACTCCGACTATTTAATGTCTTCTCGATGTATAACTCCTTTTCAAGTTAGAGATAAAATCACAAATCAATGGATGGCGCTACCATGTGGTAAATGTCCTAATTGTATGAAAAGGAGAACATCGGGATGGTCTTTTAGGTTGATTAAAGAGGGTGAGCGCTCTGAAACTGCTTTATTTGTTACTCTTACTTATGATACTAAATACGTTCCTCTTACTAAGAATGGGTTTATGACTCTTAAAAAAAGGGACATCCAAACTTTTATGAAACGTTTACGGAAATTATCCGATAATAAACTTAAGTATTATGTATGTGGCGAATATGGTAGTAAAAGAGACCGCCCTCACTATCATTTAATTATATTTAATGCAGATGCAGAATGTGTGGAAAAAGCATGGTCACAATATAAAGCTGGTATTGGGTATGTCCCTTTTGGTTCTATATATATTGGTACTGTTAATGAAGCTTCAATAGGTTATACTTTAAAGTATATGCAAAAGCCTGGTAAAATACCTAAACATAGAAATGATGATAGACAAAAGGAATTTAGTTTAATGTCTAAAGGTTTAGGTGCTAATTATATTACTGAAAATATGAAAGTATGGCATCATACTTCATTGCTTAATAGGATGTATGTTCCTATTACTGGTGGAAAAAAAATTGCTATGCCTAGATATTACAAAGACAAGATTTATTCTGAATCTCAAAAATTAATGATTAATAATCATCTTAAAATAGTTATGTCCGATGAAGCTGTAAAAGCTGAATTAGAATTAATAAATGAATTTGGCGAATATGCTGAAAAAGTATTAGTAGAACGTCACAAATATTCATTTGATAAAATGTATAAAAATACTCAACAAGGTAGAGATAAACTTGAAAAATTATGAAAGTAAAAAATTCTTTAAATGCTAATGAATTTCCTAAGAATTATAGGAAAATTTTAACTCCAAGTTTGACAGTACCTGATCAAACTATGCCATTAAAAACTATATTAGAGCGTTATGCTCGTGGTCTTCCAGTTGGTGGAAGAACTGATGTCTATTATGATGAGGATGATGATATGCCTGATTATCGTACTTTAGATTTGGCTGAAATTCAAGAACTTAAGGAAAGTTCAAAAGAAACAATTGAGAGACATACTCGAAAAAAAGTTATCAACAATGTGGATAACTCTGTGGAAAACTCGGAACGAGTTGAAAAAACCGACGAGACGGAATCGTAAGGGCTTTGCCCTGGATTCTGTC